GGAACACTACCACCAAATTGTCTTGCGCTTTCACGCATTTTAACTCTTTGTTGTTCATCTCTCGCCTTTCTTTCCCAGTAGGCCGCAATCTTTCTATCAAGAAGCCACATCTCAATTTTATCATTGAGAGCCAAATCAAACAATGCTTTTACAACCATGATTGCACCAATCGTCCCTAAACCAAAGAGGAAGGAATGTGCTAATGGCCCATAAGGGAAAGTTAATCCAATCATAGCATAAACAAAAACATTTGCTCCACTTAAAGTTCCAACGAATAAAATCGTCATAACTAATCTAGTATCTGCATTTAAAGCCGCCATAAAATCACCTCAAGAGAACTCAACCGAAACGGCGGCTCCTTCACCTGCTCCACTAGAAATGCTCAAATATAGACCATTTGTTGCTAATACTCCATGCATATCAAATTCCATTATAGGTGGACTACGACCCGCCGTAGCGGGGTCTGCGGCGTCTGGTTTAGCCAAAATCATTCTTGATAATTCTAAACCGCTTGCCGCAGAAGCATTATCAAACACTTTAATTGTGGTTGGTGCTGTTCCTGTTAAAACAGCATGAATTGAAACCAACTTACACGAATCAACATTAATAACTGCTGATGCTGTCTTTACGCCACTACTTCTACAACTCGCCATGATAACGCCTCGTTCAATACATCGTTATGGGTTGCCCCATATAACGGTGTCGCTCATTCATCGGTTAAAGAAGACTTTTTGGCCTTGGTAGGCGTTGATTTCTTCTTTGTTCCCTTCTTTGGAAGGAGTAAACCAGCCAACTCATTATGAGTAGTAATCTTTTGATTTAACTCAAGAGAAATAGCAGAGAACTGTTCGGGGTCAATAGCCATTAGTTCCTTTCTGTCGCCCTCTTCAAAAGTAATTTTAAGATTTGAATCACTTCTCCGAAGTAGTGCAGCAATTACTGATAATTCAATAGGGGTTTCCCTAGTGAGTCTTTGCCCATGAATAATGAATGGTTCAAACCCACCGCTATCCGAAACTTCAACTTTAACCAAGGAAAACACCTCAAAGGTTGCCGAAAACACGCAATCTAAATTGCATTCCACTATGAGTAGAACCATCAGCCGCTTCTGCTGGTGTAGCCTGTAAAGCATCAACAATCAACAATGTAAATGATGTTGCGCTAGTATAACTTCCATCTGTTCCAGAAATCACAAAGGTTGGATAAAACTTTACATTACTTGTTCCTGTGTGAGAAACAGCAGTAATAGTTGATAGTCCAAAATTGCTAGCACTAAGAACAACACCCGAAGCATCATAGGTTGAAACATCAAGAAGAGCATCAACCATGTATTCATCGCCATTTACTCTCGGTTTAGTATAACCCTTGTGGTCTGCTAAGAGACTCACGGTAAAAACTTCTTCTGTCATCTAAATCACCTCAAAGAAGGTTGGTAATCTTTCCTTGACCCTTGAAGTAAGAACAGCCCATTTCACCGATTGTTCGGTAAAGAGCCTTGTTTCCAAGACGACCAACACCGAATGGGTTTCCATTGGAAATACCATCCTCAAAGTATTGAGTTGGCTTCATAACCGACAACCAAAGGTGGTCAGTATCAAGAAGCAACATATCGCTGATACAGGAAGTATTTGCGCCAGTTGAGGGCATAGCCGCAACAGGAATCAATGGAATGTCGTAGTAGGTAGAAACACGGAAACCGACTTCTGCACCCTTAACACCACGAACACCGTTCACAGTTGGAACAATTTCCTTTCTATCCATGAATCGCTCTTGAGCCTGAAGTAAATCAGACAGAGTTTGAAGCGTATCATATCCAGTAAGAATGACCTTTGGTGAACCACCAGCGACTCTCAAATCACGAAGCATGGAGTTAAGCACAGTCAAAGTAAATTGACGAGCATTTCCACTTGCATAGCCAGCACCGAAAGAAACAGCCGAATCAAGGAAAGAAGCCGCATCACGGTTAGTTCCATAAAGGTTGCTTAATTCGTTTGTAGTAGCGGATGAAACCAAAACAGTTCCAGCAGCCATAGCATCTAATTCTGCCTTAGAAGAAATAATCTTGTAAAGAGAAGTGTAGTTGCGCTCAATAAGTGCAATTTGGTTCGTAGCGTTCAAATCGTAGTTTTCAAGAGGCATAACGAGCATAGCGTTCTGCACTTCAGAATGGTGCTTACCCATGTCTTCTCTCAATTGAGCACGAATATCACCGATACCATCGTCAATAGCCGCCATTTCCATAGCAAGTTCCGAGAACTCAAATTGATGAGCAATAATTTTAAGACTTGTAAAGAGTTGAGTGTAAGTTGGAGCAATTGAAGCCAAACCGTCTTGATGGGTGTCTAAAGCCGCATTTTCGGGAACACCACCGATAAGGTCAGGACGCAAAGCCGCCGCACCAATGTTAGCATCACTACCAGCGATATTAACGCCAGTCAAATCAAGGAAATTACCGCTTCCACCAGCAGGTCGCTCCTTTAGGACTCTCCAACCGCTTGAAGTGTATGGCCTCTTAGCAATAACCGAAAGTGCGTTGCATTCTCGGTTTAGCATAGACCAGACCTTTTGGCCGTAAATTTTGTTGTAAAGAGCAGTTGTGTCGCCAATAGCAGAAAAGCCATTTGCGGCGGTTCCTGCAACATCATGTCCAGCGTGAATACCAGCGACTCCACCTGCTTGCTTGAGCAATTGGTTGTTAAGTCCGGTATGGCCCGTCAATCCGTAAGTTTGTCTTTCTAAGTCCGCAATTGTGTTAATATATCCTGTCATGGTAATCACCTCAGTTAAATCCTCCAGCCATCTTATGAATGTCTGACCAATCCATTTCGGCCAATTCTTCCATAGTTGGGAGTGTAATTTGGGCTTCTTCTTGAGCCTTGATGATTTGACTCTTCTCAGCCGTCAAAGACTTACGAAGAGAAGCAAATTCATTCTTAAGAGAAGCAATCTCGGAAGCAGCGTCATATTGCGACTTTGCGAGAGTGTTTTCTCGGTTTCCTTTTTCTGCCTTAAATCGTGCAGAAAATTCCTTTTGTAGATTATCGTATGCAATCTTTTCAAGTTGTTCTTGGCGGAAAGCCTCGTAAGCCTTCTCAATGTTTCCAACGGACAAATCAAGAGTTTCAAGTTCATTGTTTCCAAATGCCTTCACAACAGGAAGGTCGCTGGCTCTTGGCTTACCGTTATCAATAACGATTCGGTCAGCAGGTTCACCGATTTCAACACCAGCACCATCAAGAGTGGAAAGAAGGGCTTTTGCCTCTTCATCACGATACATCTTTTCATCCTCATCCATGAGTTTTTCGGACATCATCTTTTCATCTTCGTCCTCCATTTTCTCATCCATGAGTTTCTCAGACATCATCTTTTCGTCCTCATCTTCCATCTTTTCATCCATTTCTTCCTTACGCAGAGTATTTACTTCCGCCATAAGTGCGTCTAGTTCTTCTAAAGCCTTTTCAATTTTGCTCATATTTTTCACCTTTTTTTCTTGTTTAAGAATATCAAACTTTGCTTCGGGATTAATTCCTTTTTCACAGATAGTAACTTCATGTAATTCAAGTTTGCTAATTTCGTTAAATTCACCTAATTCTGGATTAGTCTTTTTTGTTTTTTGTAAAGCCTGTCCTCCAATGCTAAATGACCTTAACGAACCTTTTCTGATGCCACGATTTATTTCCTTGGCTTTTTCTATATCATCTCTTAATTTAATTACTACAAAGAATCCGACATCATCAACTTCTGTTTTCCATAACTTTCCGTTTTTATCTCGGTATGATTTTACTACTTCTCCAACTTGAACATTTGAGTGGTTTGTCATTACATTTCTAAACTTGGGGTTCTCCATGTATTTTTTTACTGCTTCGTTTAATGCTTTGAGTGTGATTAAATCATTCTGTTTATCAACAATTTCAATGCTTGCATATCCACCAATCATTAATTCGTCGCTTTTTAGAATCCTGAAATCCGAAGTGTTGTTTCGCATCACCGTAGAAGCCATTCTTCTCAACCCTTCTTATTCAATTGCAGTATATAAAGAACACCTATTCCTTCGTAGGAATGGGCAACTTGTTATACCTGTCTTCGTTAATGTTCCACTTTCCTGTGTCTGAATCTGTATCTGCGGGCTTTTGTTTATATCCAGTCCAAGCCAACCACATTCTTTCTCCATCCACAGGTATGACTCTAATATGCATTTTAGTTTCAAATTTATTGCCTTCCAAGAAATATTCGTGATAACCATCCTTTTGAACACCTAGTTTAATTTTACCAGAATCAATGACTTTTCCTCTCTCAACATTCTTTGATACTTCTGCTGGATATTTGCCAGCCGCCCCAAACAAATCAAAAAGTTCTTCTTCATTTTCTAAATCAATAGTCCAATGCATAACTTCATCATCAAGACTAATACTTAGATGAACTCTATCATCTTTTCTGGCATAAATCTTAAATTTTCCTTCTTGATATTCTTTTGGTGTTTTATATTGTTTCAATATTTCTTCATTCTGTAAAATAACATCGGGGTCTGCGTGTAGTTTTCCATCAACCATAGAAAGATGCTCTCTTTCTTGCGCCCAACTGCCTAATTTAGACTGTTTAGAATCTAAAATATCCTCATAAGTTTCTTTCATGTTTCTCATTAAGAAATCATGAACCTCTTTAACACTTCTATCTCCCTTTTCTTGTAAATAATTTACAATAGAAACAGTAAGTTTTCCTTGTTTTGTTTTCATAATTTCTTCTGCCTGAGTTTTCCAAAGGTCAATATCCTGTAAAGCATTCTTTGACATTAAATTATTCTCTTCAAAGCCATATACAGTAAAGCCATTCATATCATATTTAATGATAACATTTGTCTCTCCGTGAATATGGTCTGTAATTTTTACTCCTTTTGTAAAGGCTTCAATATCATAGTTTAATGATTTCTTGGTATCTTGAGATAATAATTCTAAAGTTACTAATTTATCTGGATGTTCTACTTCAGGAATCTCAATTACCTTAGCCGAGAATAAACTAAATCCTTCTCCCTTCTTTTTAACTTCATCCACCTTTACTCGGATAATATCGCCAACATCAACTGAAATTTTTGTATTTAATGCTTTTCCTACATTCAAATACATTCTTCCTTCTATTTCTTGAAGGTTCTTCATATCTTCATTAATTGGGCCAACACCAACTGTATAAGAATATAATTTAGACTTTGTTTTAGATTTATCTAATACAATTACATCTAAATCAACAAACTTCTTTAATTTAATCCATTTCGGATTCTTTTTTGTTCCTACATAATAAGTTGAAGTAGCGTCTTTAATCACCACTCCTTCAGATGTAGGCATTTCCATGATTTGTTCAGCATATTCTTTTAAGTCTTTTAGACTATCTGCTTGACGAGTATCTTTCTTTGAAGGGAAATCAATTGCTTCAGAAGATTTAGAAGAATAGTTATTGAATAAAGTTGTTATTCTTACTTCAAGTTCTTCTTCCATCATGTTTTGGGATTCATGCCTCATAATATCAAAAACATGGCACCTTAGTTTAGCATCTTTATATTTATTTTTAAACACATGAGCGATAGTATCTGCACGATGAAGCGGTTCATCGCCATCAAACAAAATTAATTCGGCATCAAGAATACAATCACCATATTCTTTTTTCTTGAGTTCATCAACCTGTTCCTTACATTTATCAGTAATGTCTTTTTCATTATAAGAAAAGACCTTAATGTTGTTATCTATTTTATGTAATTGAACTCTCATGCCATCATACTTTTCTTGAATATACCAATTCCCACTAAATCCTTTTAGTTCATTAATATCATCAATCTCAAAAATTCTATACATAGGTTTATTTGGAATAATAAAATCACTTACTGCCTTTTTCTCGGAAGATTTCTTTTCTTCCTTTTTCATATCAATTTCTTTAAGGTCTTCAAATTCTTTTTCTGTATTTTGAGATAACATGATTAGTTCTAACATCTCCATAGCAGCCTTTACTTTTGATTCAACCTTCTTTGAGTCTTTTCCATCTCCGTAATGCTCCGTAATGTAGAGGGCCACATCGTCCACTTGTAGGTCAAGTCCTTGAAGACCCGCCGTAATTCGGTCAGGTTCCATGTCTTTAATGCTTAAAACTTCATCAGATAAGGTTTTATTATCTTCCCTTATAGCATAATGGACAAATTTAACCATTGATTCGGGATTATTCATTAATTCTTCCAACACACCATCACCAAAGGATGAGGCGAAGGGGTCAGATACTAAAGAGGAAGTATAGCGAATTAATTTGATTTTTTGATATATTTCTTTTGCTTGGGGAGATTTAGGGTCTTTTGCTTCTTTAGCATCTAAATCTTTTTCATCAATAAAATTTTTAAGTTCCTTTCCAGCAGCATCCAACTCTTCATATGATTCTTTAATCATATCAACTGCTTTACGCCAACGACCCCCGTATTCATCGGGGTCTTCGCTGGCTGATAAATAAGCAACTCTTGTCTTTTCAAAAAGACGAAGCAACTCAACGGAAGGCTGCTTATCTTTTTCAATAGACCCCAATTTCATTAATACCACCTATTTAGCGGTATTTATTCATTTTTGGAGTGACCCGAAGACTTTTTCCGCCTCTTGTTCTTCTGTCGGCTTCTGGCGTATTGAATTGAGAGGTGGGTAAGTATCTCTCATACATTCTAATAAGTTGTCCCATTCTTTGTTCAAACTCTTGAGGGTTCATTTGACCACTACGAAAACTTTGAAGGGCTTCATCCATTTCTTTATTAGTGGCTTCAAAACCAGCAATTAAACTTTGATATCGCTTGTATTCTCTTTCTTCATCCAAGACAGGATTACTTTCCCTTTCTTGTTTAAGCATTACTTTAAAAAGATTCAAAGCCTTTTTAAATTCTACCATTTGACCCCCAAGATTAAATCCATCTGTGGGCCTATTATCAGCAATTAAATTCTTAGGTGTTTCAGCAGAGGGTCGTTTAATTTTAACAACCTCACTATCCGACTCCATAGGACTTCTGTTATTATCCATTAACGATTGATAAAGAAGTTCTTTTGCTTCTCTTGCTTTTTCAATCACCATAGATACAATTCTTTCTTCTCTTGAAACTCTTTGTGGCATATTTATCACTCCATTCCTTTGACCATTTTATGAATATCAGACCATTCCATTTCTCCGACATTCTTTCCTAAAACAGAATCACCGCCAATAACGGATTCCATAACAGGAGTTGGACTATTTGACAGAACATAACCTGCTTTCATTAGCAGACTGTCCTTAGCATAGATTGTTTTTTCTAATGCTTCAACCTTTGCGGTTAAAGCCTTGATAATCTCAAGCATATCTTCATTAATTGAATTTTCTTCACTCATTTCTTTTCCTCCTTTTTTCCAGTAGGATAAACTAAATCTCTTAATTGACGGTAGAGTAATTCATACTCCTTACGAAGTTTGGTAGCGGTGGCGACTATATCAATGTTCCTTTCATCCATTGATTTCATTTTCTTGTTTAACTTCTTATCTGATTTAATCAACTCTAATTCTCTAAGAGTCTGAATAAGTTCGCCTAATTTAGTAAAGTCTTGACCGAAAAATTCAGTAGGTTCGGCGGCTTGAAGAGTTTTCTTTAATCTCTTTCTTCCTTTATTGTCTAAAGAATCAAGAAGTTCTTTT